AATTCTAGTTTTTTAGGTTTAACAGCTTCTTCAATTAATTTATTTGATAATATTTGTTTTGCATTAATATTACATTTTTCTTGCTCTTTACATTCGTGTTGTTCAGGAAGGCGATGTTTTAAACAAAAATGAAATTTACAATAGCTACAATGTCCAATAATTGGCTTTGCTTTTCTCTTACATTCAATAAAATTACAATAATGCATAATATTTAATATAATGTATATTGAAGATGTATTATACATTATATTTTAATCTCTAATTTTTAACTAGTTTATTTTAACTAGTTTATTTACTCTGTTGTGTCATTTGTAGTAGCACTTGATGAACCACCAGTTAACTGCTTCGCAAGCTCTTCGCGCTCCTTCATCATATCACGAGTTACGATATTATCACCCTCAAACAATTGATTGCGAATATCATCAGAAGAAACAGGCTGTCCAGTACCAAGCAAGTTATTTTCAGTGGTATTCATACCATCAACAGTAACAAGTTCACCATCTTCATTAAGCGTCTGTGTAAGAACATTACCACTATCCATAGCAATCTTCTCATTATCCTCAATTGCCTTCTTACGAGTCTCCTTGACACGCTGGTCGAATGCCTCCTTTGCCCGCTTCTCATTCTCAATCTTCTCATGCATAAGCTGGTTAAGCTCTGGCTCAAGATACTCTACGCGACCTGTCTTATAAGCCTCTGGATGGAAAGGCATCCATACACCTACTTGTCCTGTATAAATCTCATGTGCACCATCCTCCCACTCACGCAAAGTCTTGGCTCTCAACTCTGCCTCCTTCTGTGAATTATAGCAGCCGCGAACCTTGATACCGCGAACATTTGTCTGGAAATTGTGCTTTTCGTCAAACTCCTCTTGAAGCTTATCCTCATGCTTATCAAGGAAAGTCTTATACTCATCCTCAATTGTGAACTCGCCAAATAGGTTCTTTTGCTCTTCCATTGTAAAACCCTCCAAATCCTTTACTACATCCTCAAACTTAAGATGATACTTGTAAGCAAGGAAACTTACAAATTTTGTGAACTTATCCATAGCCTTGCTAAGTGGCCACTGCTTTACAAATTCACCGAAATAATACATTTCACGCTGCTTCAACAACTTCTCAGGAGACAAAAAACTTACACAGCAAAACTTTTGGTTTGCAATAGGAGGGTCCTCGCTAAGCAAATCTACATATTTAGTATTAATTGAGCCATCTTTATTTGTAGGAAGGGTTACACCATTAGGAGCAGTATCTTGACCGGTCATTATTAAGTATATAAATGTTATAGTGATAGTATTTAAGTTATAAATACTGTAAAATATTTGTTATTAATTTTGAATAAATAAGTATTCTAAAATCAATCAAAATCAATCAAAATCAACCAAAGTTAATAAAAATCAATCAATCAAACTTAATAAAAATGCAGTATAATTTATTTTTTCTAGTTATTAAATATAGTAATGAACTTTCTTGGAATGGTTGACATTGACGAGTTCGTCTCTCGTGTAATAAAGTACCTAGTTGAGGGTCTTATGGTTGCCCTTGCAGCATATGCTATCCCCAAGCGTTCTCTCAAGATGGATGAGGTTTCACTTATCGCCTTGACAGCAGCAGCAACATTCGCAATCTTGGATACTTATGTCCCAACTATGGCTTCCTCCGCAAGGTCTGGTGCAGGTGCAGGTATCGGTTTCAACCTTGTCGGTTTCCCCCGGTTTTAAATAAATAATTGAGTAAAAACAGTAAGCGTGTAAATAAGTAATTGCTAATTATTTTTACAAACATTTAGTTGTAAATATAATTATTTTTGGCTTTTCTCCCATTCACTAGTTAAATCCCAAAGAGATTTATTTTTATATGTTTGACGCTCTGTAGGAATAAAAGGCCATCCTAATTCTTCACACATTTTCTGCCATATTTGGTCTTGTTCATATAATTTATCATCATCTTTCAACATTTGAAAATAAGGTAGAAATTGTTTTTGGTCTACTAATTCACATAATTTGAAACCTGTATAATAATAATTAAGGAAGTTTGACCTATCATCCGGACAAAATTTAGCATATGGTGATTGTAAAATCATAAACAAATTACATAATACTTCTTCTAATTCAGGACTCATAACTGGTGGTCTAATACCCAATTTATCTTTAATATATGGAATATGTTCATAATAACGATTAAGGCGTAATTTTTTTAACATTTCTTTTGCTCTAGCGTTGTCAAACCATTCTTCTGTAAGCGGAATACGCTCTTTCTTTGCTTGATTGCGAATAGCTTCAAGAACTTCATCAGGAATATGAGTAGTCTCTTTTGCTTGAAATTGTGCTAATACTTCGCGGAAATGGTTAATACGACGATAAGCATAAAAACAAACTTCTTTAGGTGGCTCTTTATACGATGGTTTTTCATTTTCAACAAGGAATTTATTTGCAGTAGAACAATTGTTACAAATCACTAATCCTTCATGTTCAACAGGAATTAATTCGCCTTTGCGACAACTTGGGCAAATGTCTTTTTGAACAATAAACTCATTGATATCAAGGAAACTTTCATCTACATTTTTCAAATATTCGCGAACTGAATCATCGCATTTATTATCTACCGAAGAATTAACATTGCTATTACGCTTTCTATTGAAAAAATCGTGCAAATGTCTTGTTTTGCTTTGTCCTTCTTCTAACCCTTTCTTTTGCTCAAAATATGAAAATATTAAGTCACTATTTTTGAGATAATAATCTTTCTTTGCTTTTTCTAATTTCTTGATTTTCAGTTTTAACTTTTTTATTCGGTCGTTAATTTCTCTTGTTTGACTAAGATTAAGATTTAAACTTTCATCATTAAGGCGTTTTTCTAAATTTTCAATTTCGTTTTTATAATTAGGTATAATTACTTCTTCATCATTTTTGAACTTGTTAACAATTTCAGTATGTTTTCCGTCTAATGTTGTTGCCGCTTTTTGACTAATTGTAATTTGTTTAAAACTTTTTGGCTTGAAAGCAGACATTTTATCTTGATTATATAGAAAATAGACAAGTCATTAAATAGAATTAGTGTTAAAAACTTATAAGTATTAAAATCAAATAAAATCAAATAAAATCAAATAAAATCAAATAAAATCATTATTATGCAAATTATTCAAAATTATGCAAGTTAATAATTAGTGTTTGTTTTCTTTATTGTATTATATTGATTAAATAATTACATTATGAATAAAGGTAATATTATCGATAAGATTAATAAAGTTGAGGTAGATATTAATACAGTTCAAAAAATGGCTTTTATTTATAACGCATTAGAAGATGGTTGGCAGATTAAGAAAAAACAAGATTCCTATATATTTAAGAAAAAACACAATAATCAACGAGAAGTATTTTTAGATAGTTATTTAGATAAATTTGTAAATAAAAATTGCGAATTTAAAAAAATTATTAACTGAAATTTTCTTTTGTAATATTGTAATACTAAAATTGTGATACTAAAATTGTGAATATTAAGTAAAGTTTGCTATTTTTGTATTATATTATTTTGTGTATAGTTCTTGTATTATAACAACACCCTTTATTACATTGAATTAAATAATTAATAGTAATAATTAGTAATAAAATAGTAATAAATAGTAATAACTAAGCAACAATTATTGATTAAATTAACATTAATTTTGGCAATAATTCTAATAATTAAGAAGGTTCGGTTGAAATGGGTAAAAATATAATCTTTACTAATAATATATAACCCATGGGAGGAGGTTTAATGCAACTCGTCGCCTACGGCGCACAGGATGTTTACCTTACTGGTAAGCCACAAATTACTTTCTGGTCTGTTACATACCGTCGCCATACTAACTTTGCTATGGAGTCTATCGAGCAGACATTCAACGGTCAGGCCGATTTCGGTCGCCGTGTAACTTGCACCATCTCTCGTAATGGTGATCTTGCCTACCGTACCTACTTGCAGGTTACTCTTCCTGAGATCAACCAGCAGATGGCAGCTTCTAATGGCTCAGTATATGCCCGCTGGTTGGATTTCCCCGGTGAGCAGCTTGTCTCTCAGGTTGAGGTAGAGATTGGTGGTCAGCGTATCGACCGTCAGTATGGTGACTGGATGCACATCTGGAACCAGCTTACCCTCACCAAGGATCAGGAGCGTGGCTACTACAAGATGGTTGGTAACACCACCCAGCTTACCTACATCACTGACCCCTCTTTCTCTGATATCGATGGTCCTTGCGACTCCAACGCACCCCGCCAGGTATGCGCACCCCGCAATGCCCTTCCTGAGACCACCCTCTATGTACCACTCCCGTTCTGGTTCTGCCGTAACCCCGGTCTCGCCCTTCCCCTCATTGCTCTTCAGTACCACGAGGTCAAGATCAACCTTGATCTCCGCCCCATTGATGAGTGCTTGTGGGCAGTTTCTTCCCTCGGTGCAGGAACTACTTCCCTCAAGGTCACCAACGCCTACAACCAGTCTCTTGTTGCCGCCTCTCTCTATGTCGACTATGTATTCCTTGACACTGATGAGCGCCGCAAGATGGCTCAGAACCCCCATGAGTACCTTATTGAGCAGCTTCAGTTCACTGGTGATGAATCTGTCACTAGCACTAATGTCAAAGTTAAGCTCAATTTCAATCATCCTTGCAAAGAGTTAATCTGGGTTGTTCAGCGTG